GCTGGCATCATTTTGGCAAGGGCAATAATCCAGTACGTCGGTTTTTTGAACTATCTGAGCAGAATATTGACTTTCTCATGAACTCGATTGTAAATGCTTTTAAGAGGCGGGGGTTATGACTAATAAGCAAATAATAATCCTGCGTAAATTCAGGGAAGTTATCAAGGAGATTGGCAGGTTTAACTTTGTCGGGTTCTATGAAAATTTTGACGACTTCAAAAGGGCAAGCTCAGACCAGAATTCACCGGCTGTTTTGTTGCAGGATTCTGACGAATTGCCGGTTGATGATCAAGAACCTCAATTAATAAGGAAGTTATACCAGATAAGAGTCTGGTTTTACAGATATATAGGTAAGAATGAAACTCAAACCTTACTTGATGATCAGGCAGCGATTGAAGATGCTATTATGGACAATTCAACTTTAACTGAATTAGGTGATGATGCTCTTTGCATAAGCTGGGCTGGCTGTCAGAAAGGTGATGAGTTAGATGTTTTTAACTATCGTAATGTTGGATTTTTAGAAAATTGGCACGCAAGGGTGATAACCTTCAACGTGCTATATAGAACAGAGAGGTAAATAATGGATAAAACTCTAATTCCATTTAAGCTACTTATGAAGCCATGCTCTTGGCGGACAAAAGAGGGTAAGGTTTATAAGCTTGGCAATAAGGATTTACAAAAAACAGGTCTGCCGGAAGATGTATTTAAGGCAATCAAGAAAACCGGCAGGATAGAAGAATTGAATAAGCCTAAAGTAATTAAGGAGAAAGATAATGGCAACAAGACAAAGGCATAATGCCATTCTGTTAATGGTAAAAGAAACTGAATACGGGACAGCGGTCACGACCCCGACTGATAAATTCCCTGATCAGTTTGTACCAAATATTGATTACAACAAGATACAATTACCATATAAGACGCAGACACTTGAGCCACAAGCTGCTTCTGTTGTTCAAGGTCGGCAAATGCACACATTCCAGACAACCGGATATTTAACAGCTTCACATGGCATATTGTTTGAAGCATTTTTCAGCGCTGCAACCTATGCTCTGCAAACATCAGACGGTGGATATTCTTATACGATTTATTATGCTTATCCGGCAAGTAGTTCTGACGCAGGTGATGGCTTTAAGTGTACTGGATGCAGATTGCAGGATTTGGTTTTATCAAAAGACGGTGAATTCTGGAGATATACGGCTACATGGCGGGCAAAAGAAATTGATCCAGAACAATCTTTAGACGGATTAACATTGACGACAATTACTGATACAACTGCACCTGAAGAACTTCCATGTCTGTTTCAATACACAACCTGTGATTTATTGGATGATGCTGCTGTTGCTGAAATGCTTGACATGACGGTCGAATTACACAATATATTTGCTTCTGATGATGTCAGTTTTACCAATAATCAAGACAGACAACGTGATGTTATCTGCGGAGTCAACTGCAAAATATCAGGAAGGGTTTTATATGATACTGTCAAAGATGCAACAGTTTATGATAATATCTGGGGTAGTTTAAAAGAAGATAAGATAAATATCCTTGATGGGGATGATGAGGGGTTTAACATAGTAACTTGGGGTAAATACGCTGGTTATACATTACCTGATGAAGATATGTGTCTTTATGAGACTCCTTTTGAAAAAGAAATCTATGGTAACTCAAGCAATACAGCCATAACAGTAACTGAGACATAAGATGGATAAGATAAAATCTTGTTTCATGCACGAGCAGCCTGACTTCTATTTTGAGGTTATAGTAGATGACCAGAATATCGGTACAGCCCGGATGTTAAGCAAATACGATCTTGGCATTATCAACCGTAAATGTGGTATGAAACTTCGGCTTGATGATGATGGTAACCCTAAAACTGTTAAGGTGAAAGATAAGGAATACCCTGATATGGAATGGGATAACCAAGCCATGATCGACTGGAAAATCCTATTGTCATTTGGCGGGGTAGATGGCGGTATAAACTACCGGGTTGGCGAAGAACACTGGAATTTGACAGATAAAGACGGTAAAATTGCTCAGGTCAACATCAGGAATATAAGATTTCTTGATCCTAACCTAAAAGCAAGGATATTTACCAAGATAACCAAGAAACAGGCTGAATGGGAAAATAACGGTGAGGCGATAGCAAAAAACTGAAAAGGGCTGTTCTGCTATTCAGTAATAATACTGCTTCAGCAGAGCAGCTAATAAACAGTCAAGGTAAGCAGGCAATATGCACTTTTTGTCAAAGGCAGGATAAATGCACAAAGGAATATCAAAAGGTTCTGGATTGCAATTATCGGGTAATAAACGCCGATTCAGACTTAGCCGACACTGGGAAATATCCGCTTCCGGGCGGATTAGAAAAACAGCCAATGTGGTTTATGCAATTGACAAAAGTATTGAGATCAGCACGGGCAGAAGCGAAACGAGCAAAGGATAAAAGGGATGGCAACCAGAAAACTGGACATCATAATAGACCAAAAGGGCGCTAAGTTAGCCGAAGGTGAACAAAAACAGCTTGATAATGCGATAAATAAGACAAAGTCTGATTTACGCAAATATTCAACTGATACAGATAAGGCTAAACTAACCCAGGATAAGATGACCAAATCAACTGACGGGTTGAAAACATCTGTCAGCTCTTTACGCAGTAGTTATTTACTCGTTGCAGCAGCTATGGCTGCGGTTGGTTATGCTGTTAACCAGAACCTTGAACTTATCCGGGCTGATAATGTAGAGACAGAAAAGCTTGCTGCGATAATCAAAGCAACTGGTGGATCTGCTGGTGTAACTGCCAATCAGATGGTTCAGCTTGCAAAAGAAATACAAAACAGTGCAGGCATAAGCAATACAATGACTATGCAAGCAGAAGCCCTTATTCTAACATTTGTTAATATTAGTGGCAGCGTAATCCCCAGGACAATGAATGCTATTGCTGATATGTCAACTCTGTTTGGCGGTATGCGTGAGGCTGCCGTGCAACTTGGCAAGGCATTGAATGACCCGACAATAGGATTAACAGCATTACAGCGAGTTGGAATAACATTTTCAGAAACTCAAAAAGAAATGATTAAGGGATTTCAAGAATCTGGTGACATTTTAAAGGCACAAGAAGTTATCCTGACTGAGCTTGAAAATGAATTTGGCGGTACAGCACGTGCTATTGCCCTTAATACAAATATTCTTAAAGCTTCTTTCGATGACCTTAGAAAAGCTACTGCCGCTGGGCTGGAAGATGCTGTTCAATCTGCTTCTGGTGCTGCAATACCACTAATTCAAGCTGTTACTGATGCGATTAATCTTTATCGCCTTGAAGTTGAAATGACATCTGAGGCATATAATGATCTGTCAGAAGATGCAAAGAAATCTCTTGAAGACCAGAAGACAGCTATTCTGGAAAATGCCGTGGCTACAGATGGGTTAGCTTTAATATTAAAAGCACTTATTCCTATTGGTATTGATATAAAAGATACCTATATTGATATAAGTAAAATACTTTTAGGATTACAAGCACCTGGGATTGTTGCAACATTTGGCATTTTAGATAAAGTCCTTGATTCCGTATTAGAAAAGCTTAAAATGACTGGGTCACAAATGGTTGCCGAAGAACTATTAGAAGGAATGGTTAAGCAATCATCAGAACTTAAAGAAAACTTCGACAACATGACAGTCAAACAGCTTCAATCCGAATTAGCTGACACAAAGGCTCAGTTGGAAGGTTTGCAGAAAATAGGTTTAACCGCCGAATTTGAATTAAAGCTGAAAACCAAAATTGTCAATCTGGAAAATGAGATTACACAAATCCAGAACCAGATAGCTGATGAGTTGGAATTGGCTGAAAGCACGATTAAAGTTAAGCCAACGATTGAAGTTGAAACTGATGACATTTTTGAAAAGATGACTGCTGATATAGATGAGTCACTTGCGGGACTGCCTGAGAAAGAAATTCATATTGAAGCTATTGCAGACTTCGATCTTTCAAGCTCAATTGAACCGACTTCAGTTACGCTTCAGGCTCAGGTAGAATTCTTAAAAGACTATATATCCGAATTAGAAACTTTCAGGAATCTTGGCTTAGATGTCTGGGAACAATTATCCGGGACTTTAGAATCCTATGCTAATAATGCTGCTGATCTATATGAAATGGATCAGATGAGCTATGAACAATACCTTGCTATTCTGGAAATAAAGAAACAGGCTGACGAGGAATATCTCGAACATAAAAAGGAGATATTTGAGGAAGAGCACGAATTTGAGTTGGGTCTTGCTTATTCTGCTGTAGACACCTACAAAGAAGCTTTTTCGGATATATTGGTTGAAGGTAAAAGCTTTTCAGATACAATGTCCAGCTTTTTTGATAATTTAAAGAACAATGCAATAAGCTTTATCCTTGATTATGCTGCCGAATATGTTAAGCAACAAATAGTAATGCAGGCAGTTTCTAAAGCTGCACAGGCAACTGCAATTGCTTCTGCCACCGCAACTGGGGCAGCAATATCATCAGCAATGGCTACCCCTGCCGCATTAACAACATTGGCTTCTTTTGCTGCTAATGTTGCCCCTTCACAGGCTGGGATAGCATCAACAATCGGACTTGCTCATTCTTTTAAAGAGCAGGGTTTTGAAGGTTGGGTTGATCAGCCGACCATGTTTGTTGTAGGTGAAAGAAACAAAGGTGCTGTGCCACAAAGGGAATATGTTTCAATTACCCCCGAAGCTCAATTTAACCCGATGCGTGGTGGTAATGGTAGCATAATAAATGATCAACTATTAACTGAAATGAGGGAAGTAAAGAAAGAGATCAAGAAGTGGCAGGAAATAGAGGCTCAGAAGCCAAAATATCTGGTTAGGACAATAGATAAAGTTGAAATGTATGAAAATACAGAACAGGGGCGGATAACGTCAGCAGAGGTCAATCTTGGCGGATAAAGAATTAAAATTCTATTATGAGGGTAATCTATCATTTACTTTGACAAGTTCCGATTTCTGGAATTTCAAATGCTCCGGTAAAAGAATGACTGGCACATCTGATTTTACTCTTGTCCCGCAAAGAATTAGCCTGACTACGCCTTATGATTCGACTATAGCACCAATATTATTGATTGGTAATGAATATTCCAGAAATATATCAAAATATGTAATTCATTATTATGATAACAATTCAAAGATAGGTGAGTTCTATGTTGATACATCCCAAACAACTTATGACAAGAGAAACGGCTTAGTTGATATTAGTGCCTATGATACAATGTGGCTACTAAAGCAATTTTCTGACTTAACTTATAGTGACAGTCTTATACAACCAGGCAAAGAATTAGCTACGTTTTTATCTGAATATATAGACGAAATTGAATCTGAAATGAATAATGATATTACCATTAATCCAATTATTGATGCTGAAAAAAATGCCCGGATTACAGGAAATTACATAAATCTTTTTTATGCTAATCTTGAAGAAAATATGCAGAATGAGGGCATTGAAACATCGGGTGCAGGCATTTCTTTAACAAAAAATTATGCAGTTATTCCAGATACAAACCCCCTTGATTGGATTAGTTTCTTAGCTTGGGGTGAGGCAACTGAAACATATAACAATGATGACGTTTCGATAGATTTTTACATAATTCATTACCGGGTTTATGCCAATATGCAATGGGAAAAGATAAAGAGTGACAAATATCATTTAGATCGAACTCAAGTAGATTCTGGTGACTATGAATCTTTCTTTAATATGATAGATAATGCAATCTATTATGGTTATACCGGACAATACACGGGTATTGACAGAGATACTTTGATTTATAATTGGAGTGATAGTAAAAGAGCTTATGCCTATGACACAAATACTAATTATCTGGCTTATTCGGGCGAAATATATCCAGACAGGTTTATAGTAATAGATTATAGAGATGAGTTTCCATATTATTCAGCAAGAAATTCCGGGAACAAATATTTTGATGTTATCAAGGCTGGTTTAATATTATATAATTATTATTTGTATGCTGACTCAGGTGGGAATATCCATATACAAAATAAAAATGTCAGTAATATTGGCGGGGCTATTCCTTCTGCAATAACTATTTCTGAAGATGATATATTTAATTTCAAAAGCTATAAAATAACGAAAGAGGAAGTGCCACTAACTAAGCTTAATATTTTGACCGGTGAAACTGATATTTTGAAAGAAGAAGTTGCATCTGATTACGCATTATATTTTTCCGATAAAGAAGGTGTTTCCTGTCAGATATATGGCATTGAAACTTATGATCTGGATATTTTGTCGGTGATTAGTTTATATTCTGTCAGTTACCGGATAATATCAATAAAAAAGGATTATGACCAGAATGAATATGATATAAAGGTAATAAGGATTTAGAATGGGTAATGCTAAGAACTGGCTAAATTTCGGATCTGTCAGAATTCAGGATAAAGATGAAGAATATGACATTGAATTTACTGAAGCAAGCGGGCGGATATACTATAAACCGCACTATGCTTATAAAAGATATTCTGACAATGGAACCCTTAAATATCGGCTTGACGGCTTTGAAATTTACATTGAAATGGACGAAATGTATAACATAGACTCAAATGACTACACAAAATATCAAAACTTAGCACGGGTTCTAAATTCTCTTGTCTATGTTTCAACTGATACTGAAGATCGTTATGCTACCATTACTGCACGATATAATGATGGTGCAGATGAGAAAAATGTCAAATATGATTGCATTTTAACTTCTGATGTTTCACCCCAGGATATTGCCAGGATTAATACAGGTCAGGTCATGGCTCTTTCTTGGCAGGCAAATAAAAGATATAACAATATCCCTGATATAGTTGAAGGAATTTCTGATAACTATTTAGTTGATGAAAATGGTGATTTCTTAGTTGATGAAAATGGTGATTATTTAACCGATACAGAGTAAGGAGAAAATAAAAATGAAAAAATTAATATTTATAATGCTGTTAGTTATCCCGATAATGTTATCTTCAGGCACTTTCAGAATCAATACTCAAGGTGCAGCTACCCCGGCTGATGCCGATGTTTTCCTTCTGGAAGATCAAAACGATTCATGGAATGCTAAAAAAGTAACTGCTACTAATCTGGCTGCTTATATAGCAGCAGAAATCCAAGGCGTTTCAATGACATTGACAGCAGTTACAATTGATAATGATGCCGGGACAAATGCAATTTCCAATATCGGTAATGCTGACATAAAAGCTGCTGCCGGTATTGAATTTTCTAAAATGGAAGCATTGACCAATGACCGGGTTTGTGTTACTTCTGGTGATGAAGTAACCGCCGGTGATGTCACCACAACTGAGCTTGCTATTTTGGATGACCTTCAGCCGACTAAAACTGAGCTTGCTATTTGCGATGGTGCCCAGAATGAATCTGTTTATGATTTTGGCAATGGGGTTGCGATTAAGTCAAATGGCAGTATTATTGCAAACTTTGACGCAACAATTACAAATAGTGTATATCCAGGCACTGATGATACCTATGATTTTGGTACTGTCGGCGTGGAGTGGCAGGATGGATATTTTGATGGCACGGTTTATGCTGATGCTCTTGATTTCAATGGAACAGCAATTACTGCAACCGGGGCAGAATTAAATTATACTGATGGTTGTACTGGTGATATAAATGGGAAGGGACAGGGATTGACAAAAAGAACCGGAGTAACTATTACCGGTGATACAACTCTTGGTGCTTCTGATGAGGGATTTGTCCCTTGTGATACTTCGGGGGGAAATATTGATTTAACATTACCAGCAATCGGATTAAGTAATGCTGGTGTGGTTTACCTTATTACATTAACAACTGGCGGGAATAATTTAAGAATATTAGATAATGGTGCTGATGCTGGCTTTAGCATGGCAACTGGTGATGACACCCAGGCGACCGGGACGTCAATAACATTCTCAACTGCCGGGGATTGTGTTGTCTTACGTTCTCCAGGTTATACTGGCGGAAGATGGATAATTCTTGGCGGTTATGGTATTGATTTACCTTAAATTAATTGGAGGAAAATAAAAATGGATTTATTACACGGAATTCAGGATTCAGCTACCGGGACAACCACCGGAAGCTATGTTAATGCTTTACAGATGGCTATTTCACCGATAAAATCGACTTCCTTTGTAATTAAGAATACTGGCGGTGCAGAATCTATGTATTATAAGGTTCTTATATACAGAAATGCTGACGGCAGTTATTCAGAGGAATATGTAACGGAAACGAGCATTGCAGCGGGCGGACAAGACGAGGTTAATATCAATGATACACCACACACAAAGGCAATCGTTCAAGTCAAGAGCAATTCCGGTGCTACTACTTACGGAGTTGAGGGCGTTCAACTAAGGGGATAATATGCGAAAGAAAATTATTATAATAGGATTTCTATTATTGACAGTTCTCTTATCTGGGTCTGTCACTGATAGGATAAAAGCAAGAATAACATCTCCGGCTGCTAACCAGATTTTGGAATATGATGCTACCTACCGGTATTTCAAGAATACATCAACACCGGCATTTACAAGCCTTTCGATTGCTGATATTTACATTGATGAAGATGCAAACACCAACTGGACAATCGGTAAAGACGGGTCAAACAATTTCCTGATCAGATACAAATCAGGCGGGTCATGGGCAACTAAGCTCACCCTGGACAGCAATGCTGACCTGACATCGTTAAGGAATGTAACGGCAACCGGGAGCATCACCGGGGTTGGCGGTTCATTAACAAATCTTTCTGCTTTATCACTTGCCAATAATACTTATATCCAATGGCGTAATGCTGCTGATAATGCTTGGCTGGACGTGATTAAGCTTAATTCCTCTGACGAACTTGAAATAACACCAGTAACGACCATATCTGATAATGTTAAGTTAGCACTGACTAAGAATTTCTATCTTGACGGTGGTGGTGATACTTACATTACATCTCCGTCTGCCGATGTATTAGATACCTATATCGGCGGTGTTGAAGTTACCTACACAGAAGATACAGACATAACCTTTGATGTTGATGATGTTAATTTCTGGAAAGCAGATGTAACCAATGATGATTTTGATTTGTTGGGTGCTCTAAATATTGGGACTCTTTCTGGTGCTACGGACACTTATCAGACCCTAATTGACATGACCACAACAACAACCCTTAATGATGGCGATGCCATTGGATTTGCTATAAAAGTCGCCGGAGTATCTGGACTATCAGTAAAAGGGCTTTCTGATGGCACTACTCTTGATGAATTATGGACAGAACACCACAAAGCAACTGTTTACACCCCTTCTTCTGACCAAACAAGGACTGACGATTCGACAATTCTTGTTGACAATACAATTATAAGGGTTGTCGGTGATGGGGGGGCTGTTACCTTAGATGTGTCACCAGCTATTGAAGATGGTGTTTCTGATGGGCAAATGATAATAATTCAAGGTACACACAACACAAATACCGTGACTATTGCTGATGATTGTAATTGTCAATTAGATTCTGGTGCTTCTGCTGTTCTTGGACAGGGTGATACAATTCAATTAATATGGGACTCTGGTGATTCGGACTGGTATGAGATTTCCAGAAGTGCCAATTAGGGAAAACACCATGAAATACATATTAATACTACTGCTAATCATATCTGGCACATTATGTGCTGACTTGACAACAACCGGCAATGAATATTTTTATTCAACGCCGAAACAAGATACGGTTGCCGTTAATACGTATAGCAGTCTTGATATGTCGGCAGGATCTGGGTTGACCGGGTCTGATGTATTTGATATGCTAATTAGGGAAAGACAGACAAGGATAAGACAATATGGTACAGTAAAGCAAATAAAAATGTATGTCCATACAGTTGTCCCAGATTCCTTGTTTGTGAAAATATGGAGAAAATCAGGCTCTAATTATACGCTTATTGGTTCATCTGAAAACATATCCTCTGAACTCAGCACGTCAACTATAAACACTGTTACGCTTACAAGCCCTATTTCTAACGTTCAAGAAGGAGACTATATTGGATTTACGGTATATGCCGATTCTTCTGACATAGAAAATACCGTTCTGTCTATCGGCACAACCGATACAAGCGAAACAAATAAATCATATTACACAAGTTCGCTTTCTTCTTCCCCTGTTGAATGGGAGTCCGTTGGTACTGGATATGACTATTTTTGCAACATTCAATGTTTAATGGATGCACCGGATTTTATCTGCATAGGCGGAAGTCTTGCACAGGGTAAAACTGGGAACAATTCATTTATATCAGATGACACCGCAGAAGATTTAGACGGAACTGTTGAATATTGGCTGTCTTATTATCTTGGCGGATATACCTACCAGAATATGGGGCATGGTGGAGATACTACAACCGATGTTTTAAATAGAATACAGGCTGACTGTATAGATCTTTCTCCAAGATTTTGTCTTATATTTTCCGGCGGAAATGATATTCGCACCGGTGTTCCACAAGAGACTATATTTAATAACTATGTAGATATTTTTGATTTATGCCAAACAAATGACATCCCTTGTATTCTAACTAAGGGAGCACCACATAACAATCGAACCAATGAGCAATGGCAAACATACGATAGCCTTAACGTAAGAATTGACACTCTTGTTGCTGACTATGATGGGTTTTTATCTGTAGATTTTAAGCCTTATCTGGGTCAATATAGGTCAGGTGGAGATGATGGCAATCTTTGGGATATAATTGACGTCTATAGTGTAGGAGACGGAGCACACTATACACCTGCCGGATATGCCATTATGGGTGAAGCAATATATGATAAAATCAACAGCACAACAATTTCTGTTTCTGGCGGAATAGATATAAATGGACTTCAGAGCTATTGGAGTCTTGATAAATCAGACGTTAAAAGCACAACTGTTAAAGATAAATCGGGAAATGGAAATTCTGCCGTCTGTGCAGAAAGTCCGGCATTCTCAACTGATCAGAACGGTGTTGCTAATCAATCTATATACTTTGACGGCGATCAATCAATTAGAATAACAGACTTTGACCCGACTGGCGATAGTGGAAAATATCTGTCCTGTTTTTCGTGGGTTAATGTGGTAACTTATGGTGGCAATCAGCCCATATTTGCCCAATATGACCCAGACGTTGACAAAAGAGCAATCATTATGATAATCAAAAATACTGGCGTTTTTTCCACAATACTTTCAGACGATGGAACTTTGGATGTTGGTCATGGGAAAAAATATGACGGCACAAGCAATTTGTTTGACACTTGGCATCACGTTGGGTTTACTTGGAATAATGGAACCCTTAAACTTTATGTAGATGGCGAAGAGATCACACCGGCAAAGGAACAAGATGATGCTATAACTACAATATACAATCCCGACATTGACATAATAATTGGAGCAAGGTTAAGTAATGGGGATGTAACATTACCACTTCAAGATGGTGGAATGATTAGTGATGTGCTTTTATATAATAGGGTTTTGACGGATGACCAAATATCTAATATCTATAACGCTGGTCTTAATACCGGAAAGTTTATACTAAATTAAACGTTAATTGATTATAAACATAATAAACCTGTGGGGACGGGGTTAAAAAGGAGCTTTTTTTATGGCTGATTTTAATGCTGAAAAAGAAATTGCTGTTTTGAAAAATACGATTGAGAATATTGTTGAGCAGATTTCTGAATTAAGTAGTAAATTAAATGAAAACATTACTAAAATCTATAAGAGGATTGACGGTAATGGTAACCCCGCAGGCTGTTTGACAAAAAGAGTATCTGATCTGGAGGGTGATATGAAGAGTGTCAAAGATCAAAATAAAATACAAACAAAGCTGATAGTTGCAACTTTGTTTTGCGTATTAGGATTACTGTCGAGTGGCATTTTCGCAATCGTGAGCTTTTTGTGAAAAATACCTGGAAACATTTTATTGCAGGTCTGATATTATATATTATATTAGATTTATCCGAAATAAAGCTCAATAAGTTTTGCATTATAGTGCTTATTCTGGTTCTTTTTGAGCTATATCAGGCTGTAAGGTGGTCTTATTCGACCACTATGCAAAATAATGAATTCTGGCAGGCTTTTAAAATCTATCTGAGCAATAAGACTATTGACACGATTTGTGATGTTCTGGCTGGAATTTTGGGGGCTGGGACTGCATTTTTTATCACAGGAGGTTGATGTTATGGAAAAGAAAATTAATGAATTAAAAGACAGGATTGAAAATCTGGAAAAAGAGATTGAGCAGATTAAGTATATGCTTGAACAGCCTGAGCCAGCAAGTCACATCCTGAAAACAACTATTCTTGAGCCGGACTGGGTAATATCATGTTGACTTTTATCTTAGGGATTGCTGTTGGTGTTATTTTGACATTACTTGGTCAGTATCTTTGTTTCAGGTATCTTGGTAAAAATCTATAAGGAAGGATAATGAATAAGTTTTTTTCAAGGAAATTCATAATAAACGCTGTCTTGGTTATCATTGCCACCTTTGCAATGTTTTTCGATTACTGCGTTTTCAAAGAATGGGCTGTATTTGCCTCTGTTGTATTTGGTTATTATGGATATGTTAATCTAAAAGATAAAAAGCCGGAATAAAAAGCTTGACAGATTATATTTGATTTGGTCTTTTTGATTCATATTTCCCCAGATCGTGGGGGCTTTCATAATACTCCTTGTTGGAAGGGCGGAGAACCCGCCCTTTTTTAATTGTATAAGTTTAGTATTGGGATTATCAAGGCTTCCTCACCACCTGAAACTGCATACTACACTCACAAGCAACAATCTTACTCACATCTCCAAATAGCCTAACTATCTTCCCGCAATTTTCACAGACCACATCCTTATGCTGGTTCTTCTTTATCCTCACGAACTGTGTTTTCTTCTTCTCCAAATAACAACTCCTCTACATCTATTGTATCATTATCAACGAACTGCTTTATCCTTTCGATAATATCCTCACCGTTTTCCAACATTAATTGATCAATACAGGTTGCGAACATATCACATATATTTTCCTTGCTGAAGCTGGTTAGATTGTCAAATCCTGCCCGGTAGATATAATAATGGAATATCTCATGTAAACAGATTAAAAATCCATCAGTTGAATTAATGAAATATGCTTTGTTATCTTGTAAGACAGCCCTGCCAGTATAATCCGGGGCAAATTGCAAAGAATTATCCGATACCTTGATTAGCTCGATTTCACGTGAGAATAGATTTATTTCCATTATTCCTCCAAGTTATATACATTTTCTGCGTGGTACTCACACGTTATGTCGCTTTAATTTTCAATTTTTTTGCTAATCTGATTAAACAATCAGAGCAACAAAGATCATAAGAATCTGGATGAGTTCCATCTCCATTGTATTCAAAATTTGCAACTTCTAATTCTATTTTTGGATATTTTTCGTCTGGAATTATACATTTGCATACATCACAAACTACTGCAAATCTATCATTTTCTATTAATTCTGTACCTATTTTTTTAAAAGCCATGTTTTCTCCTTGATTTTTTCGCAACATAACAAGCGAACCAGTGCTAACCGCACCGCTTTCACCCACCGTTATCACCACCTCACCCCAAACCCCAAACCATACCAAAACACCAAATCTGAGTCAATGCCAACGGAAGGGGCAAATATTAGTCTCTTATACCTTGCCACAATGGGTGAAATGACACCCAGAATCAACGATCTATTTTTCTGAGTATAAAAACACATCTGGGAAGAAAACTGCCAATCTGGCAACGGTATTTCTTTTGTGACAGTTATTTTTGGAATCCCGGTCACGGTTGTTTCAACGTCAAAACTCTGGGTTAGATAATGGTATTTCAGGTCTTGATAGAACTGCAAGCCCTGATGATCATAATCATATCTGGTTATTGCAACCCGGTTATCCTGCTCATCGGGCATTATCTCAGCCACAGTCTTTTCAACTATCTTTTCAGGTTCCTTTGTGATATAGATAATCTTTGGCTTAGGCTGTTCTTGTTCTTCCCGCTGTTCAACTACTGCCGGGATCCCTGTCACCTTTTCCGTAACTGGATGCGGTATCGGGAAGCTGGCAACTGAGATTGTTTCCTTGATTGACTTCTGCCCTGCCCGGTATCGGAATTCACCGTAAGCAAATACGGCAATTATAATCAGCAATGTTATGGACAGTTTCTTATGCTTGCCAATAAAATTTATTATCGTTATTATTGTTTTCATTCGTTCTCCTTATTTATGCTATATATGTATTATGTTTTTTCAGTTTAGTCCCAATACTGAATTTAATATTTTCCAGATATTTTGTTCTTATGCTAAATTCGATATACATTGGTTCCACACTAACTAACCTAACATATTTTTCAGGATTAATAACTAAGCTTATCAAATCTCCTTTTATATTCAAATCGTCTGCTGTTATTTCTATTTCATTGCCAGCATTAATATCATCAAAACAGTCATTCTCTAAAATAATCCATTGCCCGGTATGTTTGCAAAAAAGCTTTCCATTAATTTTAATCTCTGTCATTATTTCTCCTTGTCAACGTCAATCAACACAGCCGGTTTATCTGTTCTGAATTCTATATTGCCCCTTGAACCATTGCCCGTAATAGATATGCTGATATCATAAGAAACAAAACATTCTTTCAGTAGATAATCACCAACAATTATATCAACTTTGGTATTATCTGAAACAGTTTCTTCTATAATGAGCTTTTTTCTTTCACTCTCGTTATTGATCGGTGGAAAAGGCATCCAGTGTGTCACACTTTTTGCAAAAGGCTTCAATTTAACATTCCATTTATTATTTTCATAAATACCTACATCTCTATATGGAATATCTTCATCCAGTGAATCGGCAAGGATTAAAACTAAAACACCATCATCTGGCACCCTATCTTTTATGCTTATCCATTTCATTATTCCTCCAAGTTATATACATTTTCTGCGTGGTACTCACACATTATACACACTAATCATCAACACAGTTTGATAATTTATGTCTTATCAATTCAACATCTTCTTTTGAGATAGTTAGTTTTCCTTCTTCATTGCGTACCTTAGCTTCTGAAAAAACTATAGTCATAGTTCCGTCATAATTAAATCTTATTCCATTTCCTTCATTATCTTCGTAATCTTCATAAGCTACATATTCAGTTTTTACTTTTTTGAAACACATATTTCCTCCGAATTAGTATGTATAACAAGCGTATCTATGTTCCGCAAAGCTGCACATCGCACACACCACCGTTATACGAACCATCACTACTCCTCATCTGTCACCCCAAATCCAATCTCAACCTTATCAGAATACTCCAATTCAGGATATTCCCGGTTGTCGATCTCCGGCTCAGGCTGACAATTCAAGATAGCAATGGTGCAGGGCTTTTTATAATATCTACACCATGCAATTAATCTATAACAACAGCCCTTACAGTTTTTTGGAAAGCTCATTATCTTCCCCAAATCAGCATAATCGCATCCCGACCATGCTCATTTGTTCTTTTCTTCCATTTAGTTACTTTCTCAAATCTTTCAGCATTCAATTTAGTACCCCCTTTAACAGGATGGCACAATTTAAAATCACAGCCCAAATCTGTCAAGAAATCTTCCCAAATTTTTGCGTCTCTCTTTACTGATCCAGCACCCTGCATTTTACTATTTGAGTCCCGACCATACCATTTTCTGAGCCGTGCATCTTCAACGTAAACCTTCAGCCTATCACCAACCTGTGCATAATAGCCCATGACAATCTGCCATGCCCGGTGGATCATCATTGACCCGCAGAAAACGATGACTGATTTATTTTTCAGGTTTTCATTGTATTTTGCAATTATCCCAACCCCGGTATTGACCCCTGTATCTATTCCGATTAATAATTCCTTCAGGTATTTATCATCAGCGTATGGTGCTTGACACATGATTACCTACCTTGCCAGTGATCTTATTTCATTGACCTGCATAATTTCTCTTGATTTCATTCTAACAAAAGCACCACAGTTTTTGCATTGATGGCATTGATATTTTCCGGCAGGCGTAAAATAGGCTTTTCCGGTTGCCTGTAATTTATCCGACCCGCAATGCGAACAGTGATTTTCTTTGCCGTCCATGTATAGATTGAGGTTGGGATGTGACTTCATGTAAGGTCTTAACTTTAGGTATAACTCTTCCAGGATAGATGTATCATTCCCGCAATATTCGTACATGGTTTGTAAGGCTGAGTCAACTATCTTCTTATCATATATGATAGACTCGATTACGTTCTTGTCATTTGTTTTGACTTCAGAGTGGACAGCTTCACCTATACAATCCCGCCAGTATTGAAAGCCCATCTCATATTTACCTGGCAATCCAAATTTTCGACACAGCCAATCCAATTTATGGCTTTCCGCTCCGCAGCCGAATATTCTTCTTGATTGTTTTAGTGTGTCTATAGTCTGGATAGGTGAATAAGGTGGAAGTCCATGCTTTATAAACATTCTGGCATTAGCTTTTTTAATGTCAAAATTTTCTACATTATGACCGATAATAATATCCGCTTCGTCAAGAAACTTCCACAGGTCGTTACAGATATGCTGATCATCTTTTCCAATTGCTTCTTTAGCTGTCAATCTACCCCCGAAAACTTCATCACCAAATAGCCATTTGCCCCGCCAGCACAGCATAAACCATTCATTGACTATTTGCTGGATATGGATATAATCATTACGCTTTAATTGCCAGACATAAACATCAACCGGGGCGGTCTCAATATCCAGTAACCCAATTTTAGCCGTTCTGTTATTAGTCAATCGTCTGTACTCTCTCTCATATCTATGAACAGACTCAATTTTCATATTTTCCAGCCTTGCCGTTTCTTCAATTCCATACTGGTCAATCAATCCCTGTATGTGAACCAATCTTGGAAATGCACTTGGCATAATTCCCCCTTATTCAAATTCCAGCCTAAGCTGTTCTCTTTCATTATCAATTCTTTCTTTCGCTATTTCGCAGTATTCTTTCGATATTTCACAACCAATCCAACGTCTATTGCTTCGTTCTGCCATCTTTGCTGTAGTTCCGCTTCCCATAAACGGGTCGAAAACAATGTCTCCTTCGTTTGACCACGATACGATATGGTCATATGCAAGTTTCTCTGGGAATATTGCAGGATGTTCATAAGCTATTTTATCTTTTGTTACGTGTCTACCACCAACATCATATTTCCACACATTGCCTCTTGATTTAAGTGTAGATACTTTTTCTTGATATTTTTTCTTACCAGAATCTTTTCTTTGTTTTGGCTTTCTTTTATCCATATAAAGTTTTTTTTCTTTAAGACAATTAAATGTATTTATAGTTGATTTGGTGAACACGAACATATATTCAAATTCTTGTTGGTATCTTTTACAATTCTGATGCAACCATTGTTTCTGATATATCATCGTATCGTGGAGATTAAATCCACATTCCATAAAATACAATGCTTGTCTAAAACTGCTTCCTGTTTCGCTTCCGTTTATGGTTGCGTCACCAACTACCCATACCACTACACCACCTTGCTTTGTAGTTCGATATAATTCCTTTGCCAGTTCTTCAAAGTTCCATGAATATCCTTTGTAGTCTCGCAGGTTATCATATGGCGGAGATGTTACTGTTAAATCGAATGTGTTATCATTTACTGTGTTTAGATATATTACATTGTCACAGCAAAATAGCTTTCCAGCCTCCGTTTCATAGTAGTGCTTCATTCAATCACCCTTTCAACAATCCAATTCTCATTATATACCTGTCTCTTTCCTGACTTGGTTTTCCTGTAATCACAATGTATGAACCCACTTGCCGGATAGACCCCGAAGCGGGTATAATCTGTGTATTTTATAAGTGCTTCAAGCAAGACCTGAATCTGCACATTGGCAGTCCAGTCAGTAGCACCAAACTCGCCGGGCAGAAAGCAGTGAGCACCTGTGCCACTCCTGCCTTTTTTCATATCCCACCATGAGGGACGGTAACCTGATTTTTCAGAGCACCAAATCCTAATCCCAGTCTCAGCCATAGTCCTTTCAATCGGGCGGATATGATATACCAAGATCAAATCAGCTATTCTGAGGCTAATCGGGTCTTGGGTTATACATAGATCTGATATGTTCATAATATCTCCTTATAACGATGTGTCAACAGGGACGTTGGACACTGGCGTTATAAGCCATAAACATTTCCACCATTATCTTGAATAATTTTAGTAAATTCATCTAATTTACAACCTGCCATTATTTTGATATTATCTTTCAAATATTTCGGAGAACATAACCAAGGAACTTCACCTTTGTTTATGTCTTCAACCGAATATGGTGAATTATAATGTCCTTCCGATGGTTCTTCTAAACATACATTGTCAATCGCAACTTTCTTTATTTCCCATCTTGGCGTTCCGTCTTCATTCCAATCTTCTGGAAATTTCTTGGCTCGGTCTGGTAAATCTTTTCTTGATGGCTCGTATGGTTCTCCTGCATTATGTTCGTATGGTCTATCATTCCAATCATCACCCCATTGTTCTGATAATTCTTGTGTTGTAAAGTAACACCAAGGCAGTTCTACATAACATAATTTAAAATTTTTCATATTTTTCTCCTTTCTATTTACGGCTTATAACAAGTTGCTCCACGAAACGTGGTAGCTCCACACGTTATGCAAATCGGGAATTCAATTCCTAATCTGCACAATATTTTGCAATCTCTTTCTGCAATTGTGTCTTTGAGCCACTGGCATTTTTCAAGAAATAAGCCCAGAGAATCCCCTTCTCTTTATCAAACTTATCGTTTGGACTTGTCTTGACGACTGTTTTCGTTCCATCATCCCAAAAAACTATTGTTGCCGGTGGAATGAACACAACTCTGTCAATATGGGTTGTGGCATAACAACCATAAGTGATATATCTAAAAGCGTCATAATCGTCAGTAAAAATTTTTAGCCTTATCTCTGCTTTATTTCCCTTGACTGAAGCCATAAATCCCCCTAAGCCAAAATCTCTATCTGGCTGCGTATTAGACATTTGATAATTGCATCTTCTTCATCATCGAAAACAGACCGTAGAAATTCAGTGTCAGTGATGTTTTCGATTATGTTATACTTGGCGTCGTGGTTATCCTCATGTTCGTATTTATCTTTCAGCCAAGCCTGATCATTGATATTGATTACCAATCGTGCCCTGATATTCCCGAATTCTGGATAGCTCAATCGGTCATACATCTCCTTACACCAATTCTCATCATTGATATTCTTCAGCATAGCCGATTTAGCATTTAGCTTGTGTTCTGAGATAAAGTGTTCTTTCAGCCAGTCTTGATCAGTTATACGCTTTACAATCCCACAACGCAAATACCAATCTTCCTCTACTTCGTATGCTTGTTTGAGAAACTCCTGGTCTTTCGTGTGTTCAAGCAGTGGCAGTTTTTCAGATAAGCTTTTACCTGCTCTTTTGTATTTATCAATGTCATTCATGACAACCTTCCATAACTCTTGCATTTAACCTGCTACAATGCGGACAGGGGTCGTTGACATGAACATCATCAGTAACAGTTGACTCGAATTCAGTCCCGCAGAAATTACATTCACATTTATGCTTTTTCTCTGGGTCAAGCCGTGGTTCTTTGTGCAAATAATCTTGACTGATAGCATGATAATCAACACGGCTTGCAAGATCAAAAAGATCATAATCCGGTAGTCTAAAACGAAATTCGTTCTCATTCCATTCTATCTCTTGCCAATTAACCGATCTGACAACACATTTTTTAGTTTCTTCGTCATCAAACTCATAGTAATATACAATGTCACCAGGATTAAATTCAGGTGCGTATTTGCCGAAAAAATCATTAATCCAGCCAGCAGTGTTGTCATCAGGAATAAGATTAATAACATCATTGGGTTTGAAGTGTGGTTTTAAGCTATCTAACATTTTATACTCCTTGTTTAGTTATTTAATTATTCTCAACATATTCTACAATATGCCAAGTATATCCCGGATAATCGGATATTAATGAGTCCCTTTTTATATATGCTTCTTCAAGTGTAAATTTAGCCGATTTCCAAATATCCTCAGCAAAACATAATCCATATCCATCATCTTCCTTTTCAAAGAAACTAATATCCTGCCAAATGTCATTAGATTCTATTCCCATTAAGATAAATTTCTTTTCCATGATTAACTCACATTCCAGTTTTCGCCGTCAAAAACCTTATGATATACCAACCAGAACCAGTAAAGGAACGCCTGCTGATCTTGGGTGAATGCACGACCAGAATAATAAGTATTACAGAATTGTTGGATTGTTGTCCAGTCCTGATTATTGGCAAAATCGGTATAATCATCATAGATATTGTACTGACTGTCAATATAAGTAAGATAGAGATTTGATTTCATTGTATCGGTGATAACTTCATTCGGATAGTTTTTGACCATGAAAATGTCAATATCAACCATGCTTAGATATTTGTCGTTAAACGCAGATGTAAACGCATCTTGGAAAAAGCCCCTGCTCTTTTCGATATTCTGATCCTGCTTATTAAAATAATAACACCCGCTTGCAATTATGATAAAAGCAAGCATAACACCAATCAATAACGCAAATAAATTATTTCTCATCTTTTCCTCCATTCGTCTCTTAGGACATTTTTAAATTTAGTTTCAATCCCTGTCAAGGATTTTGTTGCCCTGACCCAAAGATAGACAATTAGAATAACTGCAATTATGATCAGAACAGCCCAGAGAATACCGAGCAGTGATTTGTCTGAAGCTGTGATTATGTTTATCATTTCAACCTCCCTAAATCTCAGTTATATACATTTTCTGCGCAGCATTCAATCGTTATACGCATTAAGCATCGGTTATACTTAATCCGAGTAATCCAATTAAATCTATCATTTCATGTGATCCCCATTCATTTTCAATGTGAAATCCTGTTTCTGTTTCTGATAATATCTCCTGAATTTCTTTGTCGATAACTTGCACATTCCACCAGTTTCCATCTGCTCCAATAATTAGTGCGTCTTTGTGGTTCATTAATGTCTGTATTTTGTTTTTGAATGATAACTTGTTAAATTTCTTTGCTGCATCCTGATAATTTTGCAATGTTTTTAATTCCATAATTTTATCCTTTTAATTAATGCGTATAACAAGGCGTTCAGCGTGTCTACGCTGAACCACCCGACCGTTAAGGTGCAATCTCTCCGCTAAAATGGAACATCTTCATCAGTTACGGCTTCTTGCTGCTTGTCCGGCTCTTGCTGGCTAACATCTTCCCCTTTTTCCAGGAAACTAACCTTATTAGCAACGATCTCAGTTATCTTTCTATTCTGGTTGTTTCTATCCTGATAAGATCTGGTCTGCAAATATCCCTCAACAATGACAGGGCTGCCTTTATAGAGATTTTCTGCACACTTCCCAGCCCTTTTATCCCAAACAACCACATCGATATAACTGGTTTCCTGTTGCCATTCTCCATCTTTCTGGTAGCTTCGGTCAAAAGCTAAAGACAGCTTCGCAACCGCTGTCCCGTTGGGTGTATATTTCAATTCAATGTCTCTGGTCAACCGACCGGAGATTATGATACTGTTGATCCGTGGTAATCTTAATTCACTCATCTTACTCTCCTCACATTTGTTTTTGTCTTTCCATTTCAGTTTTACGATATGAAAGTATTGACTGATAGGCATTTACTTTTGCCTTTAATGACTCAATTTTGCTGAGTTGGTATTTCAGAATTCCCTCTGCTATTATAAGGTTTTTCTTGAATTCTGCGACAATGCCTTTAGCTGTTTTGTCTATTATACTTATCGGCATATTATCAGCTTTGAGCCGAGCTATTTCCAAGCCCAATTGCTTATCATATATAGCTTGTACTTCAGCAAGTTTATCATACAGATCCGGCAATCCCTCAACTGCTGTAGAATAATCATTAAAAGCCTTGAAAATCCCGGTCATTGCCTGTTCTGGGGTTATGTCTATCTGGCTCATTATTTCAACCCCATATCCCTTGAAATCCGGTCAAATTCTTTTGTTAAACTTTTTGCCTCTTTTATAGTAACTTCAAGGATTTGATTTTTATATGTTTCTTTGAGCTTAGATGTAAGATGGGGTCTTAATCTAAGGTAGTAGTCAACCAGATCAAGTTTCTTTATGATAAGATTAATATCATCTTTTGAAACGGCTGATTTGGCATCACCATGAAATATCCGCCCAGTTTCTTCAGAAATCTTTTCTTTTTCAAGAGCTAAATCAATTTGAGCATGAGCATCATCAATCATTAATTGCAAATCTTCCGGTGACGTATATTTTGGTTTTTTGCTGTCAGGTTCTTCACTATACTCATCTTTGTTTTGGTTTTCTGCGTTCATCTTATTGTTTATGTAATCGGTTAAATCTTTTATTTTCTTACCATGTTTATCAACCGGGATTGCTTTATTATTTATGTTTTCAGCATTAAGCCAGACGCCGGACATTCTGTAAACGTCTCTAAATATACCCCATTTAACACCAGCCAATTTTAAAGCGTCAGATGCTTCGCCCTTAAGCTTAATATTATCATCATTATTATAATTCTCAACCTCAACACCGGCACCCCATTTCCACAACCAGCCATCTTCAATCTTTATGCCGATCCCACAGAACATGGTGTTTTTGACCTGCTTGTAATCATCTTGCCACCCGGTAGGGGTAAGGACATTGTCAAGCCTATCTTCTAAATCACGGGCATCAAAATAAGGTACGCAAAATACGGATGTTTTAGGTCTATTTGAATTGTTTATCTTCCACTTATATTCTGGTAATGGTTCTCTGAGTTTACCCCAATCAATATTATTTTCCATCTTTATCCCCCTTATCATTATCATCGCCATTATCCTTTCTGATAACCTTATATAAACCGTTCTTATCTGGAACTGGCTCTATTTTGTATGTATTTTCTATTTTGCTTTTAGCATCATCAGCATTTACCTTTTCCCATGTTTCATAAAAAATATCAAGGGAATTTTCCAGGTTCTTGATGATGTAGTTTTTCACTTCGATTGTTCTTTTCAGCTCAGCCACTATCCTGTCATGGCTGATTTCTACCTGTTTTCTGTTCCCCAACAGGCATTCGTTATCAGCCTTCAGTTTGGCATTTTCGGTCAAAATCCTCTCAATTTCTTTACCATCCTTCATGTGGAAATAGTGACTCATTGCCATTTTCGTAACCATACGGCTGCCGACCTTGTCAAGGATTGCTGCGTTGACGGTTGGTAGGGTTACTTCCAATTCTTTCGCCAGATCAGCCTGGGTCATGTTATACTCTTTTAGCCGGGCTTTGATTTCTTTACCTGTTAAAATAAAAATTTCTAACATTATTCCTCCTCACTGTATTTAATTAATTCATTCAGTCTCTTTATGAGATATTTACCACTATACGTCCAACATGGACATGAACTATTTTCAATTATCTTTGGAAATAGTTTTTGGCAAATTGAGCAATCCCCTTCATCTTCATCTTCATTACGAAAAGCCCATTTTGGACAACCGGTCATGCTACCCTTTTTTATCAGATCAATCATCTCCTTAACTGCGGGTATTTCTTCGGGCAGTAATTTTATCAACTCCATTTTTTCCTCCTCATTTAATAAAGCCTGGAACACTAACAATGTGTCCCTTTACATTTCTAACAGTTTCAGGATGTCCCGTTGCCGGAGCAATTAAATCACCCCTGTTTGAAGCACTTTTAACCATCCCAGAAACAATAATAAAAACGCCTTCTTCTTCCTCAGGTAATCCTTCAATTTCTCCGAAAACCTGATTGCAGAAAAGGCGTTCGTCAAATTTTGAGAATGAAGCAGAAACCCTGGCAACACCTTCAGACTCAAAAACCCTACCATCATTCATTGCGATAGGGTGTGGAGTAAAATTTCTTAATCTCATAATTCCTCCTATTCAAATGACAAGCTGTCAATCGATTCAAGAAGAGATTTTTTATCACCTTTCTCGATATGCCTAAAATCAGATGGATAAAGGACAGTGTTTCTATATCTGTCTTCTACAAAGCCGTCAGAAATCAAATAGTCTTCCGACAATTCCTGATCTTCCCAATACTCTGTTTCAGGTTCAGGGGATGCTTTAACTGAATGTTTGGGATCAGGGTTGAGAATATCTTCAGCATCTTCTTTGGAAATAATGTGTTCTTCAAATAGAACGCGTTCCTTCCAATCCCCGATTGCTATTGATACGAACAGACCAAACCCTGTGTCAATGATTTCAGGATTGGAGATTGTCCCAGTGAGGGACTTACCTTCGCGGAATTCAAAATCTGATTCCTTAAAGGATTCAGACCTGGAGCCTCCAATAGCTCTAATAGAAACCATATCCTCGTAGAAACCTTCGGCTATAAAAACCCCCCTAAGATCATAAGGGAGTTTTTCCTGATTAATAAATTTTGCAAATATCATTTCTCCTCCTCATTTAATTCACAGGTCAAATTTAAATTAGCTTATATTTATTGTCAAATTCTTTTTATATTTTTTTTGTCCTTGACATTTTTTCGGGGATAATTATTTATTGAATCGACACAAAAATGGAGGAGAAAATGAAAGAATTACTTATTGCGATTTATACATTATTAATGTTTGCAATTTTAATTTTTATTGATCATTTTTCAATAAAAGTATCTGGACTTTCGTGTGCTTTATTTTTAATTGGGTCAGTATTAAATTTTATCGTAGGAATCATCAAAAAAAATTAAGGAGATTTTATGGAAACTATATTGGGTCAAGAATGTTATATCCCAGTATTTGAATTTACTGAGGATGAGTTCAAAAAAGAGATCGAGCTGATTGAAAAGAATGTACGGCATATAATTAGTAAGGGGCATCCGATAATATTGTACCGATCAGTCCGCACAGCAGAAGTATATGATACAACAAAATACTTCGTTGTTCGTGGTTTTGATGCTAAAAATGAAACAGTTGGTAGGTACGATAAAAACAAAAGATTCACCTTCTATCTAACAAATAATGAACGAAATTTAAAGCATAAATATCAGGTAATAATTGATATGATCAAAACCGGTGAGATATTATACAAATGGCTTCCTGGTGATGATGTTGAGATTAGGAGATAATGTCCAACGTGTGCCACGTGAAGATCGCAAAGCGATAAAGCGAGGTGGGCGTAAAAGTGGACACGTATGTTATGTGCAGAAAAATAAGGAGGAAAAATGAGAATCAACGTATTGAACAAAGAGGGAATGCTGACAGAAGAAGATAGAAAAGCAAAATTGGCTCATGGATGTGATCATTTAACATTTGAAACTTGTTTGGATTTATCAGAACCAATAAAAATATATAGTTATGGGTCAACCGATAAAGTAAGTTTAACAAATTATTCTAAAGACATTGCAAGCTTTATTACTTGGTGGACAATAATAGTATTAACTGACCTTAATGGTTTTTCTGGATTTCATAATGTAAGATTTGAACCAATAGGATTTACTGTTATACAATAGGCACATAATGCAAGTATCCAACATCTCAGTTGATACAGCGTTATACAACGCCAAGTACAATAAATAATACTTACAGGGGGTAAATATGGACTTATTAATAAAGACAAGGATTAATTATGAGCAGATCATATAAAGAGGACAACAGACCTTCATTTCAATTCTATCCTGATGATTGGATAGGTGAGCCAAGTCTCAGGTTATGCAGTTTAGCCGCAAAGGGACTATGGGTTGAAATGTTATGTATCATGTTTAAGGCGGAAAAAAGGGGTAATTTATCGGTCAATTCTAAGCAAATCGGAAGCAAAGAGTTAGCAAAATTAACTGGAACTGATGAACAAACAATAATCAAATTACTAACAGAGCTTGAAACTCTTGAAGTTTTCTCAAAGCATGATGATAACACGATTTATAACCGCAGAATGTATAATGAGTCAGAGAGAAAAAGGCAGATTTCCGAAGCAAGAGCCGAAGCTGGAAGGAGGGGCGGACATAAGCAAACTGGAAGAAAAGAACCAAGCAAAAAAGAAGCAAAACAGCCTTCTTCTTCTACTTCTTCTTCTTCTTCTACTTCTTCTTCTTCTTCTACTCCTACTTCTAAGAAAAGAACCCCCCAAACCCCCCAAGTATTTCCTGAATATCCTGAGGTGGAAAAATACTTTATTGAGAGAGCCTTTATTGAATTCAAAAAAATAGATATAGAAAATGCTAAGGCTCAGGCTAAACTATACTATCAAATCAGATCTGACAATAAATGGGTTAAAGCAAACAAGTCAAAAGTCAAGAACTGGAAAAATGACTGTATCCAATGGGTATTAAATCACAGGAAAGATATTTACAGCATATCGGGGATTACTTCAAATAAAAAGCTTAAACCAAAAATCAGAGCATGGCAATCTTTCAATAATATCCAAGAAATATCGGATTATTTTGCCGATCTGGAGAAAAAAAACATCATACCTGATTATCCAGCAAATGTAATTAAATTAATCAAAGCCTATCTATACCGTCCTCAATATTCAAAACATCCTGATTATAAACCACAGGAGTATTGGGATGGTAAATGGGAAGGATTGAGATAACGTGGCGGAGCTGCAACGCTTCGGTGAGCGACTTGTTATATCCCGACAGGGAAAGGAGAAGAAATGAGAAATCACGAAGGATGTATAAGAGCGTATATTAGGAGTAGCAAAGCATGGTACTCAAAGGTAATTGATCGAGAAGAAATAATGATTGGAATGTATCATCCAGAAGGTGGAACAAGTGGTGAATTTAAAATAGAATGGGTTGAAATTGGCAAATCAATAACTCCAATCCTGAAATGTTATGATGACGCTTGGTCTGCCTTATGGAACTTTAAAGATTTTCTTGAAGAATTATCTAAAATAGATAGCGAGAATATAGATGAATTTGGTGTTGTTCAGATATTGGATAGACTTGGGATAAAAGATATTACTGAATATCGTCAAAAATAAGGGATATAACGTGCGGGTACTGCGCAGAAAATGCGTATAACTGAGATAAATCAAATGTCCAGTTTATTAATGAAGAAAAAAGCCAACGATAGACACTAAACTATAAAAAGTGTCAAATGTTGTGAGGGGGATTGATGAAAGTTAGATTATTGGAAGATGCGCATAAAACATTTTTGCCAAAAGGCACAATTGGGACGCTTTATACTGATGAATGTTTCTGTAAAAGATTTATTCCAGATCAGCCAATAGATGAAAATTATCCATTTAGACCAGATGGTGCGTATATTGGCTCAAAAAAATATGAGGAGGTATAATTATGACCGGGATCATCTATTGTTCAATTATGGCGTTTGTATGTGGATATTTTGCAGTTAAGAAAACAAAAAGACATCACAGGCTTGAGAATATTATACTTTTGGCGATTATATTCATTGCAGGAGTTAGTGCGGGATTTTTAATTGACGGGATTATATATCCAAGCCTGCAATATTGATAAAGGTGGAAATAATGAGTTCAAAAGATATTCCTTTGTCGATAAAAAGATCTATTGCCTGTAAGGGTATTAAACTTGTACCAGTCACAAGAGATGAACATTGTTGGAACAGGATAAAATTAACGCATGGTGAAGTTGATGAATTGACAAAAATGGTTGTACGCGGGGTTATTATCAATAAAGACGAATTTTTGCCATTGGTAGCTGAGAGTATTGACGGCAATGAGTTTTTTATATACATTGAGGAAATACTTAAACTGTTAAATGATTATAATTAATTCAGAAACAAATTGCCTGATATTACCTGAATAGCAGTGTTATAAGACATATTATTCCTGTTATTGATATGATTATATTTTTTATAGACCATAAATAACAGAGTAATAAACATTTATAGCATACAATCTATATAATAAACAATTACTGGTAAAGTAAAACTTGACAAATCTTAATCTGTCATAAATCAGTTACACATGAAAATAATAAATAAAAAGATTGATGATTTAATCCCATATCATAACAACCCTCGGATAAATAATGATGCAGTAAATTATGTTGCATCAAGTATAAAAGAATTTGGATTTAAAGTACCGATAGTCATTGATGAATTTAATGTCATCATAACCGGGCATACTCGATTAAAGGCAGCAATAAAACTTGGATTGACGGAAGTTCCTTGCATATTAGCTGACGATTTGACAGAAACACAAATAAAAGCTTTCAGGATAGCAGACAATAAAACAAATGAATTTTCTTTCTGGGATTATCATAAATTAGATATTGAACTTGCTGAATTGAAAGATTTGAACTTTGATTATGATTTTGGGTTTATTAATCCAGATAACTACGGAACAGACTTTACATTACCAGATGGAGATAAAGAGCCATTTCAGCAAATGACATTTACATTAGCAGATGCACAGGCGAAAGTAATTAAATCAGCTTTAACATTAGCAAAAGATATTGATATAGAAACATACGGAAATGAGAATAGTAACGGAAACGCATTATTCGGGATAGTTCAGGAATGGGCAGAGCAAAAGACATCATAGTTAAGGTTATTCCGGCTAAGATAGGGAATGATTTTGTTCGGAAACATCACTATTCTGGGAAAGTAGATCCGAGAAGCTATGTTCATTTTGGATGTTTTATAGATAATACACTACATGGCGTTATGCAGTTATCACCAAGTATTTGTAAGCATAATTCAATTAATGTTGTTAAGGGTACCGGGTGGAATGAGTTTGTTGAATTGGCCAGATTAGCATTTGATGACTACCTACCTAAAAATAGTGAAAGCAGATGTCTGTCTATTATGTTCAAGCTATTAAGGAAAAACGCTCCCCATATCAAGTGGGTTGTATCTTATGCAGACGGGGCACAGTGCGGAGATGGCACAATATACAGGGCGAGCGGATTTAAGCTAATAGGCATTAAGAAAAACTCATCTATGTATAGAATGCCTAACGGTGATGTTGTCTGTAATTTAGTATTTGATCCAAGTTTTTCTTCTGATGGTGAAAACCAAAAAAGGATTAAATATGGTAAGGTTGGTAAATATAAGACTTGGAGTTCAATAAGATTTCTGAAACATATTGGAGCAGAGGCGATACCTGGATTTCAATTAAAATATATATACTTCTTAGATAAAGATAAAATAAAAGATTTAACAGTCCCGATACTACCATTTAGCAAAATAGATGAAATGAATGCCGGAATGTATAAAGGCGAAAAGATAAGTTTAGCAGATAGAAAAAATGCGGCTGCGTTAGAGAACGACTCTGATGACCAATCAGAGAAAGGCGGTGCGAATCCGACCCAGCCGCTCCAATAATTATGGCAAAGCGTGGCAGACCCAAAACAATAATTGACATTGAAGAAGCTGAAAAGCTTGGAATGTTGCAATGTACTTATAAAGAATGTTCTGCATGGCTCGGAATAGCTGAAAGTACATTAAAGACACACTCTGAGTTTTCAACTGCATATAAAAAAGGACTTGAAAAGGGCAAATTATCATTGAGGAGATCACAATTTAAACTTGCAGAAAAAAATCCAACAATGGCAATTTGGCTTGGAAAACAATATCTTGGTCAAACTGACTTGGTTAATGCAAATGACGAAAGCGACTGGAATAATAAGCTAAAAGAAATGGCTGATCTCGCCAGAAGTGCCAATAATGCAGAATGATTTAATACTTCGCAACCTTACCCCTGCAAATAGCCGATACCTGAATGATCAGCACAGGTTTACGGTTACCGCAGCAGGCAGGCGGTCAAGAAAGACCATTATCGGCGACTGGAAAATACTGATTGACAGAGACAGAGGTGCTTTGTATTGTCCTAACTTTGCTTATTTCTTAGCCGCTCCGACGCGACCACAAGCTAAGGCGATATTCTGGGAACGGCTTAAACAAACCACAAAATTCATGGGTGTTCAAGCTGGACGTCCCCTTGAAACAGAAATGAAGGTCTGGCTTAGGAATGGCTCATTTATCCAAGTTGCCGGTCTCGATAAGCCGGAAAGGATTGAGGGTCAAACTACCCCGCCAGTGAAGGGAATTCATATTACAGAGATGGGTAATACGAAAAAGGGGCTCTGGGGAAATCATATACGACCTATTCTATCAGACACAAACGGATTTGCAATAATCGATGGTGTACCTGAAGGCAGAAACCATTATTATGATCTGGCTCTTTACGCTGCGGGTGGTTCAATCCCGGTTACATTACCAGGGATAGGAGCTTATGCTGAAAATGGTCTCGACAAAGACTGGTCATTTCATTCTTGGTTTTCTGCTGATGTATTACCTGAATCAGAGATCGAAGCAGCTAAACGACAGCTTGATGAAAAGACATTTAGGCAGGAATACGAGGGCAGCTTTGAGACTGATGAGGGTCTGGCTTATTATGCTTTCTCTACTGCTAATTATCGGGATTGTAAATATAAAAAAGGCATGAGCCTTGATATAGGCATGGACTTTAACGTAGATCCGATGTGCTCAGTCGAAGGGCACATAATCAATAACAGTTTTTATCAGCATTCTGAGTCAATACTTCGCAATTCTAATACAAGAGAAATGGGCGAATATCTGATTGCAAAATATGAATTAAGAGTCGGCTCTGATGGTTATCTTCCAGCTACAATATACCCAGATAGTACCGGGGACAGCAGGGAATCGAATGCAACCATGACCGACCTACAAATTCTAAGAAAGCTTAAATTCCGGGTAAAAGCAAGAAAGAGTAATCCTTCACAGCGGGATAGAATTAACTCAGTCAATTCACTTATGAGACCGATGGTTGGTGAGCCTCGATACTTCGTTAATCCAGACACCTGCCAAAATACGGTCATGGATTGGAACAGAATTCAAAGAACTGAAGATGGCAGACTGGATAAAACCCAGGAAGAAAAAGGCAAACCATTTGTCCATATATCTGATGCAGCCGGATATTTAATAAGCTTTAACTTCCCAATTTATAATTATAACCTCTGGAGCTAAAATGTTGCTAAAAGAATTGATGACAAAAGCCAAATGGAATAATGACATAGAAAGACGACAGCGGGCTGAGATGGCACTTGATTTTTATAATAATAACCACGACCCCCTGACTGTTGATGGCAAGGGCTATGTAACTGCCATGATCTATGACAGGATAGATGAAGTTGAGGCAAGGGTTCTTGAAAAATACGTTGAAATGGATAATGTTGTCAAGCGGATAGTTGACGAGTCATCTATTATGTTTCGTGTAGCTCCTGAGATTGAATTAGTTAATGGCACAGATAAGCAAAAAGAGAATTTCAAGAACCTGTTAGAAATGGTCAATATGAATGCCTATCTGCGGGAAATCCAGAAATATGCTAATTTATTTGGGGACGTTGGTGTGTTACCACAGACAAGGACAGATTTATCCGGCAGAAACAGGAAGATGTATATTGATTTGATTACCCCTGATATTTCCTTTGTCCAGCAGCGTGACATTGACCCGACCCAGGCAGAAAAGTTCTTTTATCAGATAGGGGTTTTAGAAAACACAGCAATCCCAGACAGGATTTTATATATTTATTGGGACATTGACGGTAAACATCAATGCGAAGTAAAACAAAATGGTGAGATTGACATTGACACCATTGAGGACTTAGAAGCCCCTAATTACAATGGGAATATACCGGTTGTCATGTTCCGAAACTATATCCCGGTCAATACATTCTGGAAACCAGGTGATAATTATCTTGTTCATAAGAATCTGCAAATAGATTACCGACTGACTGGTCTTAATATGTTGGAAGATTATAACCTCCCACAAAAAGTCAGGATAGGTGTTGATGAAGATTATGAAAGTAAGACGGGTTTAACATTTGCAGAAGATATAAAACGCAATACAGATGGGACAGCAGTTGGCAGTATAAGTTATATAAATCCCAATGCCCCGATCAATGATGAGAAAGAAGCTATTGACTGGCGTAAATATGACATGGCAAGCAGTTATGGACTTGCTGTTGATACAATGAAAGGAACCACCTTTACCAGCGGATTTCATGCATTTATCGCTAAACAAGAGATAATTGAACGGAATAAGATTGAGCAGGATTTATACCGACCCTCGATCAAGGAACTCTGCCGGAATATGTGTATTGCTGCAATTGATATAGGTATGAGGTTTCCTGAAAATCCTGAATTCGACATTGATTTTGGTGAGATTACCTTTGCTGAAAGTCCGCAGGAAAAAGAGCAGAACCGGACAGCCAGATTATCAAATAACACAGCAAATCTAATTGACTTTGAGTTGGAAGATAATCCTGATCTGAATGGTGACCGTGAAGAGGCTATGAAAATAATCAAAATCAGGCAAGAAGAAAATCAGAAACTAAAACCGGCTAATCCCTTTGATCAAGAACTACCACCAGTTGAGTCAGGTGAATAATGGACATATTTGAGTATATTGATACCCAAATAAATGAATTTAATGTAGAACTCGACAGTGTGATTGATGACATCCTGTTTGAGACAGAAGATTATCTCTCCCGGTTTGTTATCGAGGAAGGCTCTATAATCCCCCATAAGAACTACTCAAAATTAACAAACTTCAAATCATTCTTCACCAAGACCGTCACGGCTGCCGGGTTCTACACTGTTGGCGAATCTGTTATTAATGGACATAAACAGCTTTATAATGAAGTTAAGAAAATAACTGCTAAGACTCTTGGTAAGAAAATACCTGATATTAATATAAACATTGTTCAATCATTACAAAAATTAGATTATTCAAAGTATGGCAATTTAGCTGACGAATTAATTAATGCTATTGACACAGTTGTTAAACAGGACGTACAGAACGGTCAATTATACAAAACCATGATTGACAACATACGTAAACAGCTTGGCAAATTCCAATTCAGGGCAGAAACTTATGTAAGAACCGTCAAGAAAGACTTTACCCAGACAATCCAAAACGAGCTGGCACGTAAGATAAAATTCGGCAAAGACGACAACGATCTCTGGGAATATTTCGGAGCACCCCTGCAAAGTAACTCACATGACGAGTGTGTATGGGCTTTGCGAACACGACCTAATCCATATTTCACACAAGCAGAGAAAGACGAGTTTTTACGGGGCGGTGGTTATCCACACTCTGAGCCACGTTGGAATTGCCAGCATATATTTGTTATGACTGACAAGAAACGGGGGGAATAATGCGAAGGATAGAGAAACGGTTTTACGAAAAAATATCTATTCATGGTATGAGTCTTGATGGTATTGCTGAAGAAATAGACAATATGAGTCATAAAGAAAGATCATTATTTGGGGCTGACGGAACTATGTTCCAGACACCTTATAACCAAGCAAGAAAAATTATCAGTACCCTTTTGAAGTATGGATTAATACAAAAAAGGGGGGATAAATATATCGCCACTAAAGGCGCAAAAAAGGAGAGATAAGATGGGTTTGAAAGAACTATTAGCCAAGCATGGCGTTGAAAATGCGACTCTTGAATCAGAAATATCTGCACTGATCACTGCTGCGGAGCAGAATAATACCGGAATACCAAAAAGCAGATTTGATGCTGTTATTGCTGAACGAAATGAGTTGAGGGCTGATAAAGCCGAACTGGAAAGCAAAATAGCAGAATTGACCGGTAATATCGAAACTTTAAAAACCGATAATCAAACTTTAAGGGCTATTGAAAAGGAATACAATGACGTTAAAGCATCACGGCAAAAAGCCGAACTGGAAAAATGGAATAAACGCAAGGAAATACTTAATATTTCTGAGGCAGACCCGAATTTTGACAAAATCCAGAAAGTGATTGGTAAATTTATCATGGAAGATGATTTAACACCTGAACAGGTAAGATCGAATAACAACCTTTTTGAGACTTATGAGGAAATTGATTATTTCGGTAAAGATACAAACACACATCCTGATGGCAAAAAGCCCGGTTCTGCTGGTAGCCAAAAGCTTAATCCATTTGATATGGTAAACGGTAGAATCAGAGACATGAGGGAAGCCAACAGGATATATAAAACTGACCCTGCTTTAGCTGAAAAATTAAGAGCTTCAGCGGTTGAGTTTAAGGAGTAAAAATACAATGGCTTCAACTTTATATGCAAATGTAGTTGTACCGGAGATTTATCTTCCGTATGAATACAAAGAAATTATCGAAAAGGCTAAATGGTTCAAATCTGGAATTATAGTGCCAAACCCGATGATATCACAAAAACTTGATGGCGGTGGTGATATGTTCAAAGTGCCCTGCCGAATACTTAACACAGATGACCCGACAGCAATTCAGTCTGGGACTACTCTTGCCAGTTCTGCCGGTAGTACGTCACAGACAAATGTAAGACGTTTCCTATTTGGTAAAGTATGGGGTGAGGAAGAAATCGCTTCTGCTTATGCCGGATCACGTCCAGAATGGGAAATCCCGGAAATAACAGCCCAGTATTGGGGTAACTTCTATAACAAAGTTGCAACTTACTGTGCAAAGGGAATATTTGCCGATAATATCGCATCGGATAATTCCGACTTGGTTAATGATATAGCCAATGCTGATGGTTCCCTGGCGACTGACGCCGAAAAAATCTCTGCTGATGCAATCATTGATACTGCAATGAAACTGCTTGACAGAGAAGATGCTTTCGACGGTGGCGGAATTGCAATGCGTTCTGAGGTTTATACCAGATTATTGAAACTGAAATTGATTGACTTTGTTCCAATTTCTGATCAATCGTTTGGGATTCCTACATATCAGGGCATGACCGTTGTAGTAGATAACAAACTGCCAAGAGTGACTGCCGGAAGTGGCTACGATTACTGGACAATTCTCTTCGAGAAGGGTTCTGCTGGCTGGGGTGAAGGTGGTTATCAATTTATCACACAACAGGAAATAAACCGTGAAGCACTCGACTCTGAAACTCAGTTAATCCAGAGAAAGCAGTTCGGTATGAGCTTTAAAGGCTTTAGCTGGGCGACTTCTGAAACAGTTGCAAGTGAAACTCCCTTGCTCACCGAAATTGATGACGCCGTCAACTGGGATAGAGTACAAGATGACGCCCGTACAAGTGGAATGGCTCTGCTCGTTACAAGCGGTTAGTGGGGGTTAGGATGAAAAAGACAATATTAATAATCAGCTTGGTGATGCTTGTCACTGTCTTAACAGCCTCACGATTCTTTGATTCGAAGGATATTCCGCTGAGGAGAAGTCTCGAACCATTTTTGGAAAACCATCTTGAAAATTATCTGTCACCGCCAGTAATTAATGGAAATTATTGGTTTGTTGATGCCTCCTGTGCTGCCGCAAACACAAACGGCAAAACATGGGATACAGCATTTACTTCGATTGGCACTGCTTTAACACAGGCTGTTGATAATGATGTTATTTTGGTAGCCCCAGGAGATTATCTTGTAACTTCAAGCATTGCAGTTACCGAGAATAATCTGAAAATAATTGGAATGGGTAACATCAATTCAAATGCCGTATTGATTTATAATGCAGCTGATGACGGCGGTGTTGATCTGATGACAATCAATGCGAACAATGTTGAAATTGCCGGGATCGGGTTCACAACCATAAATGATAGTTGTTCAGCAATCCTTACATCAACAACTGCCTCAAAATACAAAATCCATATACATGATTGCCGTTTTGATGGCTATGGTGCTGGGGAATACGCTATCCATACCGGGTCAACTTATGACTCACCCGATATTTTGGTTGAAAATTGCCTGTTCCGTTCGTTTGCTACCGCTTCAATTTATGCAAATGCCACGCGTGGATTGTATCGAAATAATATCGTTCACGTAGATGCAGGAACTATCGGGATTGAACACGTTCCAAATTCTGGCAGCAGACCAGATCAGATTTACCATCAAAATCTTATTCTCGGTGCAAATTCAACTGATACTGGGATAAAAATTACAAACACCCCGAGTGCAGGAACTTACATGATTGTCGAAAATAAGATCCTTAACTGTAATACAGCAATCACAAGCAAGGCTACAAATGACGCTGCTTGTGTGTTGAATTATGTTGGTGATGCTTCTGGTGGTGCTTTAATTAATCCGAGTCCGTAAATTAATATTAGGGGAGGGCTTCGGCTCTCCCCCGGTTTATGAGGTAATGAAAATGGGAAAGAAACCAGAAAACAAATATACCTTTAATGAAGCTAATTATATCCAGTGGCTTCACGACATAAAGCCTCACTGGACAGAAGAACAGATTTTATATTCTGCCGGTGATCACTACGGAAAAGACTTTTTGTCTGATTATCTGGAAGAGCAGGAAAAGGAAAAGGAAAAGAAAGATAAAAAGCCGAAAAAGGAAAAGCCCGAAGAAAATAAATCTTCCGGGAAGAAAGGTTGATCATGGCATGGTCAAGTGAAACTTTATCGACTCTGACAACTATCAGTAAATGGGAACGTGAGATAATTGAACTTACTTCCTATGCTGATAATGAATATATGGCAACTGCTGTCAATATAGCTGATGATACAGACCCGATTGCAACACTGGTAGATTCGATTAGTGTCAGTGGTGGTAAGGGGACGCTGGAAATACTGGGAATTGTCAACACTGCGGTTACGATCGCCGATGGATATTCCTTGACAATCAAGATGTATGATTCTGCCGATAATTCAACCTTTGCCGAAATACATAATGGACAAAGGGTTTACTATAAAGCTGCTTCAGGTTCTGACGTTGAGATAGCTGCCGGAACAGAACTATTCCGCTGGGTTGTACCTTCAGATTGTGAAGATTATATTAAGCCGGTCATCACTTCAGATGCCAATAATTCGGGAAAGCTTGATATTTATTCTATCAGTAAATGGTCAGATAAAATTGATAAAGCTAAGGACATTATAGGCGTTGATATTGAGCTTGAATTACAGAACAGAGGTTATCAGCAATTTGTTGACTATGATATTGGTGAGGTTCTACTTGATATGGTTAAAAACCCGGCTGAGTTTATCATTGCTTCTGATTTCAAGGCTTTAGAACTTATCTATCTTGATTTATCGGGCGGAAATGAAGAATCTAACTATTATCAGAAAGCTGCAATGTACCAGCAGAGATATGACAACGCCTTCAGGAAAGCTTTAAAATTAGTTGATCTTGATACTGATTTTGATGCTGATACAGACGAACATCAAGCCAATGTTCACCATGTAGGAAGAACAACTCGATGAGTGTAATTATCCGGGATAGTGGACAAAGTCTTTTACTTGATTATGCAAAGGTTTTAGGCGGCATTGACACAGTTATCTATAAATCAGCTAACCAAGTCAAAAATAAGATTGTCAAAAGGACAAGGTCTGGTGTTGACTCAAATGGTACACCCTTTGAACCGTATTCAAAGGGATATAAGTCTTATCGGAGAAAGCATAATCGTAAGTCATCCCCAGTTACACTTACATATACCGGCAATATGTTAAATTCAGCAATTGCTTCAAGGTCTGGCAGTAGAACCAAAATACACTTGCCCCAAGCTTCTGAAAACAAGAAAGCCGGCTGGCATCATTTTGGCAAGGGCAATAATCCAGTACGTCGGTTTTTTGAACTATCTGAGCAGAATATTGACTTTCTCATGAACTCGATTGTAAATGCTTTTAAGAGGCGGGGGTTATGACTAATAAG